GTAGAAAGAAATAACTGCGGTGCTCAAGTGGTTGATGGTTTAAGAGCAAATTATGATTATGATAATATAGTATCATGGGGCGCTGCTACAGCTGGTAGACAAAAAGATCAGTTAGGTATAGTAGTGCACACTAACACCAAATATACCGGGGTGATGAATATGAGGTACTGGGTTAATCAATTAGAAGTAGTACAAATAAGAGACATTAACCTATTAAAAGAGTTTAGAACGTTTGTTAGACATGCCAATAGCACATGGTCAGCTAAAAAAGGTGCTGGTTACCATGATGATAGAGTTATGAGTTTGGTGTGGAGTCTAATAGTATTAGATGAAGCACTTGTTGATAAGCATTTTGAAGTAGTGCAATATGATGCTAATAAAAGACCAGTCATGCTCAAGCAATTAGATTTTGGAATTAAATATTATACTAACCCACAATCACTCTATAATGATAAAGACGGTACATCATCAAGTCTTCCAACAATACTTTCTCATAATGCTCAAGGAGATAGTGAAATAGAAGATTTGTTAAGACAAGGATATAAACCAGTAATTCAATGATTCAAACACCCATACCTCAATCCCAACTTAATAAAAGTAGATTTGATAAATTTTTACTTATCTTAAATTTACCCCCGATATTAAGAAATAGTAATACTAATAATTTAAATGTAAGAACTAAGGAGTTGGTGCAAAAAGAATCGATTCAGTTTTCGGTTTACGGGTCAGTTATACCTACAGTAAGCGTACCTGAAGTAGAAGCTCCATATGCCGGTGGTACATATAAATTATCATCTAATAGTAGACCGCCTTACGATAATATAACAGTAAATTTCACTATCGATAATAAATTTAACAATTATTGGGTAATTTATAAGTGGTTAGACGTTATGAGTGATGATGTAGGTATCATTTATAATGCAACTGAAGTAACTGATACTGGTAGAGAAACATATAAATTAAATCCAAAATTACAACCGCAAGCATATCAAACAGACTTTACTCTTTACGGTAAGGATGAGTTTGATAACAATATTGTTAAGTTTACTTACACAAAAGCTTTTCCAATTTCTTTAGGATCAATAGACTATAATTATAGAGAGCCTGGTGAGATAGAAACCAGCTTTACTTTCGCCTTTTCACAGTTCCTCACCGAATTGGTATAAAAGTTGTTCGCGAAAATATAAATAATAGTATATGGCTCGCACAATTGAATCTCCAGGTGTACAAATTACAGAAATTGATCTCAGCACAAGACCAGACGTCCCAACAGGCACAAGTGTCTTAGTAGCAGGGTTTGCTGCTCAAGGACCGTCTGATGAAGTAATTCAGGTTACTAGCTTGTCAGAATTCACTAATATTTACGGTCAGCCACAAACACCAGCTGAAAGATACTTTTATCACTCTGCTGCACCTCTATTCAATACAGCAGCAAGAGTTTACACATATAAATTACCATACGGTGCAGGTTCCGGAACAGGTTTTGGTGCTAACTACGGTGCATTAGTTTATCCAGTAAGACCAGTTTCTATTGATTATTCAAACCCAGCAACTTACGGTAATACATTATCAAGATTTAGCACTTTATCAGCCAATGTATTATATCTAGTAGGTAAACCAACACACTTTGAGCTAACCTCTGATCAATATAATAGCTTATTACAAGGTTCGTTCCAATGGTCTGATGTACCAGGAACATCATTTAACTCAGTTTCCGATTTCGGTAAAGCAGGTTTTATAGTTCTTAATAAAGGCCAAACATCTGTCAACGATATGTTTGAAGGCTACTATATCGGTGCTGTAGATAATTCAAACCTTACACCTGCATCTGATTTTACAGCTGTATTAAACGTCTTATCATTATCAAATAGTGCAGTTTCAACAACAAACTACTTAACAGTTCCTTCAACAAGATTAAACTTCGCACTTTCTTCACAATCTGATAACATTCCGACAACAGATATTGCTGGTAATCGTGGCTCGAGCGTTTCACAGGTACTTGAAAATGGTTCTACATTCGATCTATTCGGTGAAACATTTAATGATTCTATTATACTTGGTGTATTCAAGTTACAGCAATCGGTATTCTCACCAACTACAATTAAATTAGATTACGTCTTTAGTGAGAAGTATGTCGGATCATTCGACTATTGGAGACAAATAAATTCACCAAACGGTGGACAGCCAGAAAACTTCTTCTTACCAGCTAAGGACGATGCATCACCTAACATTACGATGTTAGTCAATGATTACATTTCCCATAAGAATGGTCAAACATGGTTAACTACAGCTGGTGTTCCATCAAACATGGTAAGATTCGTTACTAATAACTATGCAACCAATGCAAGTGCTGCAACATTATTAAGAACTCTATCAACATCTTACGGAATTATTAACCCAGCTACTGCAACTGCTCAAGCTAACTCTTTAGCACTAGCATTAACCGGGGCATATGCAACTTTAGGTCAAGCAGACAACTTGTTTACAGTCGGTGCTTATTCAAACACAGACGTTAAGACAAAAGATCTCGGATCAATTCCACAAAAGCTTGATCGTTTATTTGACGTAGCAGAAAATACTGAACTATATGACATCGATCTATCAATCGATGCAGGTGTATCAACTATATTTGCAGTAAGCCAGTACATTAAGTCGACACCAAGCTTGTCATCAACTGTAAATTACTTTGATGATACGGTATTCGTTGCTCCAATTACCGGTCTTTACACAACTGTTCCGGAAAACATTACTCCAGAAGCAGCAACCTTTAAGAATAATTACTTAACAATTATTAACAAGTATGCAGACTTTGCTGGTCTTGCAAGAAAGGATCACCTTTTCATTGCTGACTTACCAAGAAACATATTTGTACAAGGTCAAAACTTCTTACCACTAAGCAATCCTAATTACAACTTCTCGTTGAACATCTATTCACCGATTAGAAATGTAATAGTACCATTGAATACAAGCTATTCAACAACTTACGCTAACTGGGCTAAGGTGTTTGATAATGTATTGCAAGACTTCTGCTGGGTACCATTCTCAGGATACGCTGCAACAGCGATGGCAAATACAGACACACTCTTCCAGCCATGGTTTGCACCAGCAGGCTTTGTAAGAGGTAATGTACCAGGTGTTGTTGATCTTGCTCTTGTACCAAAGCAAAAGCAAAGAGATCAGTTATACAAGATATCTACAAACCCAGTAACGTTCTTCCCGAATGAAGGGTATGTAATATACGGTCAAAAGACCTTATTAAAGCAACCAAGTGCGTTTGATAGAATCAATGTAAGACGTCTATTCTTAACTCTTGAAAAGGCTACAGCAAATACAGTTAAGTTCTTTGTATTTGAACCTAATACGCTCTTAACAAGAACAAGAGTAGTAAATGCATTAACACCTATATTTGAAAACGCAAAGAACACTGAAGGATTATATGATTACTTGATTGTTTGTGATGAAAGAAACAATCCTCCAGCAGTTATTGATGCTAACGAATTAGTTGTTGACATTTATCTCAAGCCAGTAAGAACAGCAGAATTTATTCTTGTTAACTTCTACGCCACACGTACAAGCACAAACTTCCAAGAATTGATCGGCTAATATGAATAAAGGCAATACTATAATCTTCACAACACCGTTTGATAGTAATGAACGTACTGGAGTCATTCAAGAAGTGACGTCAGCAGGTTATCTAGTAAACGGTGTTTGGTACGGTAAAAATGATATCAAAGTGAAAAACATTTTACTTGACAGTAGAAATTCCTATGACAATAACCAACTAATCCTTGGTTAACTTTAAAGTAAAAATGACACTAAAACATAAATAATAATATGGCAGACGTAAAACAAACGATATCAGATTTTTATACGCAGGCACAAACAAGAGATTTCTCACGTACAAATCTCTTTAGAGTGCTAAACATCAATTTCGGTGATGGTAGCACACAGGTGATTGGTGAAAACGATTTAGTATATGCTAGAACAGCTTCATTACCTGCTAAGAGCATTACATCTAACGCTGTACCATATATGGGGCTTAACTTTAACGTTCCAGGTGTAGCTCAATACCCTGGTAGTGATGCATACGTCATTAATTTTTATGCTGATGCAGCTCAAGAATTAAGAGAAAAGTTCCTATTAGTTGTAAACGATACATTCAATGATGCAACTTCTACAGGTAATTACTTCACACCAAAGCAATCAGCAGTAATTGATTTAGTTCAATTGGATAAACAATTAGTAAAAATTGCTCAATATCAATTAGTTGGTGTTGCAATTAAGGAAGTAGGAGCTTTAGCATATGATATGACATCAACAGGTGATATTCAAAACTTTGATGTAACGTTAACATATCATTATTTCCGTAAGACAGCATAAAGTTAATATATAATATTAACAAACTATACCGTACATCACTGTACGGTATTTTTATGCTTAAATATTTCTATGCCAGGTATTTTAAATGCATTAGGTAATGCTGCAACAGGGTTAGCTACTATAGGCGGTGTTATAACTCAAGGAGGTTTACCAGCTCCTAGCGTAGTTGTTTCTAATTTTGCTGTACCAGGCATACCATTAGTAAGTTTCAGAGATTACTTTTTAACTTCATTAGAGTCATGGTTTGCGTCTATACCACTACGCACACAATTCATAGTTTTAATTGAAAGCTTTCCAGATGATTTAAATACTGCGTTTCTACAACAACTAGAACCAACGAAAGGTGATAAGAAAGCTTGGGATATAGATAAAGGTAAAACAGTACTAACTTCATATCCATTTCAAAGCGTCGTTGGTTGTTTGTTTGTAGATGGAGCGTCATTACCAACAGAAAATCTATCAGTTGAAGCAGCTATAATTCCTAATAATAGAGGGTTTATTCAAGGGGGAGTGTTAACAAATAGAGAAGCTTTTGCATCAAACACTTTAACTATACAAATAAGGGAAACCAATACCTCATTTGTGGATGTTGTAATGAGACCGTGGGTAATATTAGCAGCTCATAGAGGGTTTATTGCTACATTACCAGGTCAAAGTTCCGTAAAGACTAACATCACTATCATTCAATATGCAAAAACGTTCCAAAACGTGTCGCAGATACCAAGAAAAGTTTGGAAATATTACAATTGCACACCTTTATCTGTAGATACCCGTAATTTAACTTACGATAAGGAAGATATAGAGTCATATGATGTAAGCTTCTTATACGATACATACACTATTGAAAACAATCTTTACATTCCATTACCTGATATTATATCAAAAATAGGTAAAGGGAACATACCTAGAATATCTCCATTACAGAGATGATATCCCAGTACTTTAATTACCAGAAGAATGGTAAACAGTTTAAGATTAAAGAAATATCTTTTAATGAATTTAAAATCGTTAATAAACGACTTTTAAACGAAGAACTTAAAGAGATAAATACAGTTTTTGAAGAGCTATGTGATAGCGTTGTTACTGGTAAAAATTTAAACTGTTTAGAAAAGTTTTACTGCTTAATGATTCTTAGAACCATGATTCATGGTAATGATTTTTCATTCAAAAATAACGATGTTGTTATTAACATCAACATTAATACTCTTTTAGATAAACTTAATTTAAATTTTGAAGATATAGTTTTTGAATATGAAAAGAAAAAATATTATTTTAACCTGCCTAAAAATTTTTATCATGAAACAGCTTTAGATCTAATTATTGACTGTTTAGTTGGCATTGAAATAAAAAACAATAAGTGGGATTGTAGTGAGATTACTTATAAAAAATATAAAATTGATATACTGCAAGAAATTTCATTACCACTTGCTACTGTGTATAAATTGTTGGATGAAAAATTTCAAACATATAGTTTTGAATTTTACAAAGAATTTGTCTTTAAGATTACAGATGGTTCACTATTAATGCTGTTGAGAAGGTTATTTTACCTCGATATGTCATCATTGTATGATTTTGAATATAGCTGTATTAGAAGTTTGAATTTAGGAGTAACTGATATGAGTGTGTATACGTTACCTGAACTTAGAATATTCTTACAACTTCTCACAAAAGAACTTAAGAGTAAGCAAGGTAGTAATAATGAGTTGAATAGTTAAAGTTAATAGTAAATACCTTTATGAGCAATAATAATTTCAATGATATTTTACAAGAGATCAATAGTACTAAGACTACCTTTGAAGCTTATGCTCCATCTACTGAAACTACAGTTCAGTTTCTTCCTTTAACTCTTGCTCAGCAGAAAAACATTATTGAAACGTCAGTTGACTCATCTATTGGTGCTTTATTCTTTAATAATACGTTTTATAAAATTTTAAAGCAAAATATTAAAGATGATATTTCTAAGTATAACACTATTGACCGTGTAAATTTTGCATTGCAATTAAGAAGTCAATTATCTGATACATATGTAAAAAATGATAATAAGATTTCTCTTAAAGATTTATTAGCTAAAAACAAAACAGTAACTGGTAATATTTTAAGTACAGAAATTGCATCTGATAATTTCACATTTGTCGTGCAAGTACCTAATTTAACGCTAGATGATAAGGTAAACACCATTTTACTTAACAAGTATCGTAATGAAAATCTTAATGGTGGTAAGTTAAAGACGTTAATTAGCGATCTTTTCGTTTACGAAATACTTAAATTTATAGTAAAGGTGAAAATTAACGGTAAAGAGTTAGATCTACATCAAGATCTAAATGCTAGTGCCAATTTACTTGAAAAGATAGATAGTATACATCTGGTTAAGGTAACAAACTATATTAATGATGTAAGAGATGTGGAGAAAAATCTTGCGACTTTTGCAGGATCCAGTGTAAGCGTTGATATAGTTCCTGATTTCTTTATAGTATAGTAATTATATATTTGCCATAAATATAAGTATGGCAGCTGCTGATAAAACGTTAACCGATGTACTTTCTTTACTAACTAAAGTATCGTCACAGTTAAGTGTAAAGATAGATAAGCTTGAAAAGATGGTTGCAATTAAGCAACCTAAAGCAGAAATAGATAATAAAGATGTAAAAACTAAGGTTACACAAACCTCAGCAATTGATAAGCTATTAGCAACTCAACTAAAACAGACTGAACCAGAAAAGGTAGTTGAAGAAGAAACTAAAGTGCAGGTTTCAAGTTTCGGTAAAGATGCAGAAGCATTTTTAACAAAATTAATAGGAGCTACGGCTCCGAAACCTACTAAACCTGAAAAAGTAAGCGAAGAAGAAGGATTGGTTTCTAAGCTAATGAAATTCCTACCTATGATAGGTTTAGTATTAGGCGGGTTAGGTGGGTTCTTAGCATCTTTATTAAGCGGTGATTTTAAAAATGTACTAGAGCAAATTAAAGCAGGAGATTTTCTCGGTGCTTTGCAAACTGCTGGTAAGATAATATTTAAAACGATACAACCGTATATACAAAGTATACCTATTATAGGCCCAATATATTCATTTGCTCAGGCTTATTTAGAAATAGAAAAAGGTAACATAATTCCAGGGTTAAAATATTTAGCGCAAGGATTCGTAGGTCTTTTACCACTACCATACGCTGTGAAAGCAGCTATGATAGGTGGTGTAGAAATGATAGGATCTTTAGTTGAGAAAAAATACCCAGAAATTAAAATTCCAACCGGTAAAGGTGGTGATGTATTGCCTATAGCATTCAATGCAATTGGTAAAATACTAAAATTTGGTGTCTTTAAAAGATTACCAGTATTAGGCTCAGCAATTAATTTTTACGAAGCGTATCAAGCTTTTGAAAGCGGTGGAGTTGCAGGTGTTGCAAAAGGTTTAATTAATTTAGGTTCTGGTATAGCTAATTTATTCCCCGGTTATGGCACGCTTATATCTATAGGTTTGGATATTTTAAGCTCTTTAATCTTTTCAGAAGAAGAAGTTGTGGATACTACAACAGGTAAAACGGTAAAACGTATTAGAATGACAGATTTCTACAATACGATATTACCATATGTCAAAAGAATTCCTTTTGTTGGTAATTTAATAAATTTAGGCGAAGGTATATATGATATATCTAATGGTGATACTATGCAAGGTATCAAAAAATTAGCAATGTCTTTACCATTTGTGGGGGTATTGGTTGAGAGTTTTGAAGTAACGATGGGAACATATGCTAACATATATAATAAAGGCTTAACTCCTATAAGAAATTTCTACATTAATTTACAAAAGAGCATATTGAAAAATATTTTAATGACTTTACCAGACTCTTTTGGTATAAGAGGGGCAGTAGCAAAGTTTTTTGGTATTTCATTAAATGAAGTAGATGCTTCTACAGAAAACCTTCCTGATTTTAATTTACCAACCGCACCATCTAGACAAACTTTAGAAGAAGATAGACAGAAACAGTTAGAAACGTTCTTACCGCCAGAGCAGTCTACAACACTACCTGAAACTAATATCAATCCTAATGAAAGAGTAGAAGATATTCTTAATCAGCAGACTAAACTATCAGATGAAAACAAGAAAGTTTTAGAAAACCTATCTGAAGCTCAAAGCTCTCTTCTATCAAGACAATTAGAAATGATGGGTAAACAGCTCAGCATTTTAAATGAAATAAAATCTAACCTATCTAAGCCATCAAATAATATAGTTTCAAGCCCTACTGTAATCAGTAATAATTACAATCAGGGTGTTTCATTAAGAGGTATACAAGGTGTACCAGCATAACTGTAATTAAATATTAACATGGCAGATTTATGGAAATTAATTAGAAAGGATAATAACAACCAGACATTACCTGTGTTGTTACCTGCTAGTAGTTCTCCAAATGCTCAGTCACAAGACCTTGCTAACATATACAGTGTTACGCGATTATATGAAAGCGTTAATGCTACATCAGTTATAAATTTAGTAGATGACTTTCAATGGACTAAAAGCCCTAAATCATCACGATACAATACACCTACTATTAGATTGACTGAAAAGAGATTACTTTTAAACAGTGTTTTGAGTAACATAGCAAACTCTATCTTTACATCTATAGATACAGGTTCTACAGTTTTAGGTACCGGGGTAAGATCTACAGTACAACAAGGTATTAATGCAGGACCAGCTGGAATTGCAACATTTTTACGCACACCAGCACCGCCACCCGAAAATTCAACGTCAGCAGCCAACCAACAAGACTTCGTTGGTAAATTAATTTCTGAGACAGAACAAGCAACCATACAAGCTTTTAACTCTTTAAGAGGTTCTAAACCTGGCGTAGCGGTTGCTAATTTTATAGATAACAATTTATCATCTTTATATTCGTCTTTTCAACTTGGCAATCCTGTATTAACTCCTTATAACTTTTTATACTCCACGGAAAATACAGGCTTTGTTTATGATTTACCATTTTTAAATAATAATACTTTCGGAACTGGTTCATTGCAGTTTGGTGAGGATAGTAAAAATGTATTAGGCGGGGCTGTTGCTAATATATTCAGTGATGTTGCAAGAGGACTTGTATCCTACACAACAGTAATCAAACCTGGTACATATATTGAAAAATCTAAACAATATAGTATGGGTGATAACGGTAGATCCATAACTGTACAATTTCCTCTTCTAAACACAGGGGAGTTTAAAGATATAGTACAAAATTGGCAATTCTTATTTGGTTTAATATATCAAAATAGACCTGGAAGAGTTACAAGAGCTATTATTGATATGCCAGTAATATATGAAGTAAATTGTCCTGGTATAGTTTATATGCCATTTTCATATATAAGATCTTTAAATGTTGAATTTGTAGGTAGTAGAAGAGAAATAACATTTAACGTTCCAGTAGGTGACGAAAATAGAGGAGGTTCTACTACTTTAACTACAACTGTACCCGATGCCTATCAAGTAAATATAGAACTTGAAGGTATGAATGAAGAGACAAGAAACTTCTTATACGCTAGCGTTTCACAAAGCCCTGTAACAGTAACTGGAGGTAACTAATATGCTCGGACAATATCAAAATTATATAAAAGATTTACCTAATCTAGAATTGTATAGATATGAAAATATTTTTAAGGTATATCAAATAGATGAAAAGAATTTTTACTTCTATAATATAATTAAAAATATAAAAGTACCTAATGATATAGATAATAACGTATTTCAATTGATACCATATACTGGTACAATGCCTTTTACTACTCTAAGCTATCAGATTTACGGTACAACATATCTTTGGTGGTTAATTTGCGTGCTCAATAATATTCAAAACCCATTTGATGTAAAAAACGTAGGTAAACAGTTAAAGATTTTAAAGCCGCAAATTTTAAAACCTGTATTGGACTCAATTAAAGCTCAACTTCAATGAGAAATAGTAAAATATTTTCTTACGCAAAAGATAATTACCTTAAATTTTTTTATACAATCAACAAAAAGAATTATCTTTTTAGAGTAACCTTTTTAAATGCTGATGGTATAACAGTAGACTTTCAAAAAGGAGCAGTAAAAGAACTTTACTTGCATGACTTAGTAACTAATCCATTCGCTAAGGGGTATATAGTTATAGATAATACGGATGATGTTATAGAAAGATTTAAATCATCACCTATGGATAGTGAATTTTTTGATTCAAGTGTTCAACGGGGTTATAGAGTGAGAGGTGATGGTAGAGATTTAGTACTTATAACGGTAATACCCGTTGAACCGAGTATGGACCCATATAATGAACAAAGTAATGAGTTCAATAGAATATTCGGGTTTCAATATGCCTTTATTCTTGGTAATGAGCTCGATACATCCACCAACACTGGTAAACTTAAAAAGTATGAGTTAATAGATGCTGATGAAGAGTACTTAAAGGATAGAAAAATATTCTTCTCAACTGTGGATGTATTAAAAAGACCTGATGCTGCTTTTCTCTCAGATAGACAACGAGAAGCACTAACCGGTGATTGTTTAAAATATATTATAACTAAAGGTTTAGAAGATAATAACGCTATTTTCAATACACTATCTGGTACCATACCTATCACCCCTAATTTTGAATCCGGTTCAAGCAAAATCTTTTACTCCTCACCTAATGACTATTCAGCTTTAGATGATTTAATGTATATTTACGACTACCACGTAAGTAATGATCCTTCAAAAGATTTTTCATTTTTACAGAAAGATGACTTTACGGGTGAATATTCACTACAAAGCTGTAGCAATATATTTTCAAAAGCATTTGATAAACAATCTGATGCAGGTGGTCTTTTTTATATCGAAAATCTTACTATTACAGGTACCCAAGACGCTTCAAACGTTATTGAAAATGATATTAAAAAGCCTTTAAGAGCTTTAGAGTTCGGTGAAACAAGCGATATTATAGATGTTAAATTTTTTAACACCCCCGGGTCAGTCTATCAGGACAAAGTGCAATCAGTATTAGTGCATGCTTACGATTTCGAAAGAAAAGCATTTTCTATCAATCAAGTAGATGGTGATATTGAAAAAGCTAAGAAAGATTTTACCCAACTATATGTACAGCCAATGAAAGGTAAGGACAATCGTCCAACACCTAATTTTATCATTAACAATACTCAAAAGACTAATCAGAATTTTAAAAATGAATTTTTAATTTATAGTGAAGATAATGATTTTTTAAAATTGTCAGTTGGTAGAAATAAATTATTAAAGGAAGCTTTAATGCTTAACTTAGGTGTTGAGATAACTTTACAAGGTGGGTTTCAAAGAAAGTCGGGTAAGTTTATAAGCATTGACAGAACAGGTAATTACATAGACAACGATTTTGATAACAAGTTTCTAGGTATATACTTTATATTGTCAGTTGAGCATACATTTATAAATGATGATCAATATGTAAATAAAATTATAGCAGTAAAGACATACCATTACAGTGATCCAAAGATAAACGAAAACATACCATGATAAGCAAAACTACTTTATTACCTGATTACATTGGTATTGTTCAAAATACTAGTTTAGATTTTTATAATAAAAGCACTAACCTTTTAAACTATATCGGTAACTATCTAGGACAATTAGAAGAGAACATAAAGTTTAACAAAAGTTTAGTAACAACCGATCTACTATCTTCAT